TTTTTGGACAAAATTTGATAAAATAGGCATGATTCTATCACATGGGGTATTGATCTTTTTCGACATTTATGGTATGGTGGCGGCTCGATGACTGATTCACCCGCTTGACATACTTTGAGTTGGGTGTATAATCATCGACTGCAACCCGTTGCTAATATGCAATGGGCCAAAAACTCGGCAATTTGCGTCGAGGGGTGTGAGGGCCTGCTCTCCCAAAGGTGCGGTAAAACGCAACGTCAAATAGCAGTAGGCGGGAAAGACTTACCAGTCTCCGTCAGGTTCGCCTGTCTCGGCGTCCAGCGGAGGTCAGGCCCTTACACCCACTAGAACTGGAATGAACGATTGTAGGCAAAGCTCGTGACTTTGAGACGGTGTAGCCTCTTCAGGCTCTGCTTAGCAGCAACCTGACCCTTTTGCCGGTGAAAGCCGGTCCCCTTCGGGGGCAGTGATAAAGGCCAGTCCGTCGTCGTTCAGGAAGGAAGTGCAGTAACTTGGATCGTCCATGATACGGTCCGGTGAGTTGACTTACTGTTCGGTTGATTTCTAGATCGTTGGAAGAGAGTTTTCGCCTTCGGCGTTTTCTTTTAGGACGATCAAAGATCGTATCACTGAATAGTAGGGATAAAGCTCACGGTGTAGGTATGTAGAGTTAATGCAGGGTCAACGCCTATCCGTTAAGTCGGATGCCTGCGGACATGCTAAACCGCCCATACAGCAAGTCGATACTCTTTCACGGGGAATCGTGGTCGGTGGTCTAGGCAACAGGATGTGTGATGTGGGGATCGGCTTGCGAACATTAACCAATATCAGCCTCGCTCGTGTAGGCTAAGGGCGAAACGTCAGCGACCGAGCGGGGTTGTTTTTTATTTGGAGCAGATATGAGAGAAGAAACTAAACGTTCACTAGAACAAGTCCTAGAGGCTGCTGCGGCATCTGGCGATCCAAACGTAGGCGAAGCCTGTCGTGTAGTTAAGCGTGACCTTTTGAAGGGTGGTCGGGCTGCTGTTTCACCTCCTGTCTTATTCGCATCGGAGCAAGAGCCGCTACCTGTGGATTCCCCAGAGGTTGTCTGGAAGCCCAAGAAGAAACGATGAGGCGAACCACGGGGCTGCGGTTCGAAGCCAAGAAAATCAATCAGTGACTTAATCAAAGAAAGAAACCAGTGAACGCATTAGTTCTAGCTCTAGCTCTATGTCTACAAGATCCTGTACCGGGACCGCAACCAGCACCTCAACCTGTCATTGAAACCGATGTTGCTGATCCGGTATATTTCCGTGGAGCAACTGACGACGAGAAGTTGTTTATCGACGGTGCTAGGAACGCCATCGAGTCCAGCGACAAACTCAACCGCATCCAAAAGTTCATCTTAAAGCGGAGGCTAAGTCGGCCTCGTTTTGTGAAACTGGCGATGCGGGAATACAAAGCCGAGTTGTTCTGGAACGATCCCGATAAGGCTGTCGGTGCTATTGATTGGTCTAATATTGATTGGGCCAAGATGCTGGATATTCTACTAATTCTAATCAAGCTATTTGCGTAGGGGCTATTTGTGAAGACGAAATCAGCAATTTTATTTGGACTGGCTGTTTTGTTGTTGTTCGCTGCCTGTTGTTATGCGATGACCGTAAAGGTCAAAACAACCGACAACAGCGGGATCTACACGACAAGGCTTATCGTAGGTCAACACACGGACATTGGCGAAGTGATCGTTCAGGCGGACAACACCTTCCTGTACATCCAATACCAAATCGACCTAGACAACGAATACACACTGTTCAATACCCACCTATGGGCTGGGCAGGACTTGGCGGAGATGCCAGTTAACCGAAAAGGGAACCCAGCCTTGGGAAAGTTCCCGTACACCGCAACTCAACTAGACAGCAAATCGTGGGCACAACAAATCAGTTTGTATTCGCTGGGCTTAACCGTTGAGGACATCTGCTTAGAGGATGCTGCGGTCTTCTTCGCTGCTCACGCAACCGTGACTCGAAGGATTGATGACCTGTCCAGCGATACCGAAACCGCTTGGGCCGAGGGTGAGCCTATCAACCCCGGCGGTGCTTGGGGTATGTATGATGAGGTTTGTTTAACCTGTGAGCATCCCTGCGACGGTGTTGATGCTTGGGGTTTTGGTCAGCATGACTTGCCTGATAGTTGGGGGTGGATTGGCGAGTTGCCGTACTTCGACTGCCCGTGGCGTAAGCAGCCGATTTATCTTGAGGACGCAACATTCGTTGGTAACATCTATTATGGATACAACAGAGGCCGCTTTGAGGCCCATATCCTGATGGACTTAGCCTACGAACTAAAGGACGCTAACCTTTACGTTGGATATGACCCACCTGTATCGAGCGACCCAGACACGTTCAACGGCGACAAGATCATGGTTTATTCGCCGCAGGATGCGTTTGGCAACGGTGCTGTTTGGCGTTCTCCTGAGGTCTGGGACGGTGATGGCCTGTATGTTGCACTCCATGCGATTGTTTGCCCAAGGGAGAACGATGAATAGAATACTGATATACCTACTACTCGCTGCTCTGCCTGTGCAATTGTACGGGCAGATTTCTGCTCCGGAGTCGGTTGATTCGGGTGAGGCGATCCACTTCACTTATCCCAGTGCTGAAGCTGGCGATGAGCTACGGTGGCTGCTATTAAATCCGTTTGACGAGGTTAAGATCACCGAGATCCAGACCCGATTCGGTACCGATTTCATTGTAGATCCTCCATGTGGATGGGCAGGCAAGATTCGCATTCAGGTTATCGTTTTGGATGCTGATAAGCGGGTTAAGGCTATTGAAATCGCTGTTGTTGACGTAAAACAGTCGGAGAAGCCAATCGAGCCGCCGATTCCACCACCAAATCCCGACGAAACCGACGAAAAAGACGATGAGAACAAGCCAAAACCTGCTTATGACGGCCTTAATCAATACGGAATGGGGCAAGTTGCCTATGAAAACTGCCCTAAAAATAGCTCATATTCGTCCTCATTCATCCAGTTAATGGAGAAGGGTGCGGGTCATTTGAGGGGTTATGACGGTCTAAAAGTCGTTAAAACCACCGGAAGTCGTGCTGGCACATCGTTCGAGATATACGTCTGGCTGGACGAACAATTGAAAAATTACCCAAAAGAATGGCAAGATTTGTATAAAACGTGCGAATCGTATAGAAATGAGCTTGGAGTTGGGGTTGGAACCCCGGTAAACCTTCATTATCAACTTCTATTGGAGATCGCAGCAGGTGTCAGAGCAAACAAAAAAGTGCAGTAAGTGTGGCGAGGTTAAGGTTGCTGATTCCGAGTTCTTCTACAAGGACTCAGTAAAGCAGGACGGATTCAGGACTGAGTGCAAGGCGTGCAGCAAATTAGCGGCACTTAAGAAGAAGGCGATGCTTGAGGCGACACGCCCCCCGCTGCCTGATGGCTTTGCAAAAAAATGCTCAACGTGCAAGGAGCAGCTTGCGGCTGAAATGTTCGGAAAGAACGCTAGGTCGGCGGATGGCCTCAAGACAAGTTGCAAGCCATGTCGCCGGGCAAAGGCGGTTAAATATAGGGCTGAAAACAAAGAGAAGACCTCCGAGTATTTCAAAAGGTATCGTGAAGAGAACCCTGATAAGCGCAAGGCGACCTGTGCAAGGTACAGGGCGAACAACAGGGCCAAGCTTGCAAAGTACAATAAGAGGTACAGCAGAGAAAACCCGCACATTGCGGTCAATGCACAGATCCGGCGAAGGGCGTTAAAGAACAAAGCGTCTGGGACATACACCCACGACGACTGGCAGGCAAGGCTTGCCTATCACGAAAATCGCTGTGCTTACTGCGGTTGCGGCGGCAAGATGACTATCGACCACATGATTCCACTGAGTCGAGGCGGAACAAACTGGCCGAGCAACCTCGTTCCTGCCTGCCACTCATGCAACAGTGGGAAGTGTGACAAAACGCCAATCGAGTTTGCGGACTACACATTCAAACAACTACAAGCAATGCTAGGAAAATAAATGAAGTACAAGCTAGGTTACCTGATCGAGCAGGAGGACCATGACTGGCTATCACAGCAGGAAGATCCAGAGGTCTTTCTGAGGACAGCACGATCCACTTTCCCTAATTTCAATCCTTACGCAGAGCCGTACACCCCGGTCGAGGATCAAGGTTCGCTTTCCTCCTGTGCCGGGAACTCTCTTGCGTTGATGTTTCAAATTGCACTCGTTCAGCGATATGGGATTCAGGCAAAGTTCTCACGCATGGGTTGCTACATCACAGCACAGCGACAGAACGGCATCAGGACCGACTCTGGTAGCACGATTAGCGGTTGCCAGAAGGCCGCAGCAGAGGGTGCTTGCCTAGAGAAATACTACCCCTACCCATCACGCTACAGCAACCAGATCCCAAGCACTGCCGATGGCAAGTTTGTGTTTAAGTTGAAGGGGTCAAGGCAGATCAAGGACGTTGACCTGATGTATGATCTGGTCATGGCTGGAATTCCTATCCAAACAGGACTTAGTTGGTCAAGTTCGTGCGAAAAGTCCATCTGCGACAGCTACACTGGCGGGCGTGGCGGACACAGCACAGCCATCATAGGAATTGACAAGAAAACAGGTCACTTTTTGCACCAAAATTCATGGTCGGAGAGGTGGGCTGACTCGGGCAGAAATCTCTGGACTAAGAAGTTCGTGAGCGATGTGTTCAGGAAGGACCGCTACTGCACTTTTGCGGCATATGATGCGGCAGGGTTTGAAGCACCACAGGAGAGTTTGCAGGAAATCTAATTAACAATCGGGGCTATGAAAGGACGGGGGTATGAAGACCCTTATGTTAAGCGTTGCTATCGTGCTAATGGTAGCCTCGAACGTTTTAGGCCAGATGTGGGCGGTTGAAGTTCGTGATACGACCACCGGCGGTATGGGCAGCGGAACAGTGGTTGCAGTCCACGATCAGGTGCAGAATGGTTGGCGATATGGAATCGTCGCAACTGCCAGTCACGTTACCGAATCCAATAGCGGCATCCAGATTGTGTTTGAGAACGGTAGGTCATCCAGTAAGTGTAGCGTGATCGAGCGTGACCGGCAAAACGACATTGCCTTGGTTCGTTGTTTAGTTCCTGAGAGTGTTAGAGCGGTTTCTATTAGTGATGTTAATGCTAAGGAAGGTGACACGATTAGCTACGTCGGTCGTGGACGCCGCAAGTTTAACGGCGAGGTTTCCTGCTTGGCGTTTGATGATGAGATTTGGAGCGACGCTACATTTGTTCCCGGCGACTCTGGCGGCAGTGTACTATTGAACGGCAAGCTTGTTGGCGTAATATCAGGTGGTCTCAGATGGGCAGGCAACGGACCACCGAGGCGTACGTGGCCGGGCCGCTCCAACAATATGCGACCACTAAGGATTCTGTATGACAAAGCGATGAAGAGTAAAGCGTGGATTGGAAACCAACCACGGCAGCAACAGAGATCGAAGCCTCGGCAGCAGACGTGAACTCCAAACGGATGCCTGCCCGGTACGGGGAGATAAGATGACTGAGGCGACAGCTACGGTTGTTGTTGCTGCTTTAACTTTTCTTACAGTAGTGTATAATTCGATCAATCAGCGAAAGATCGAAAGGCACGTCAGTGAGACAAACGACGCAGTTAATAACCGCCATAAAAAAATAGACTCGAACGGTAACGTCCCTAAGAAACTGTACGATCTCGTTATCGAGAATCATGTGAATATCACCGACTTGCAAGAGTGGAAGAATGGCTATAATGGATCTGCAATGTCAGATGCCGATGCTGTGAATTCTTTTTGCGACAGGTTAGCGAAGATTGAGGATCAGCAAGATGCAATGCTCAAACGACCTCCCTGCATGATCCATGATGCCGAAAGCAAGACAAAAAGTATTCATCCAGCGGAAACGAAAGAGGCCGATTGAAGTGAGAATTGCAAGACAACTAAAAAAAGATGCCCTTACAAACTACAAGACTACGCTCGGTGGCGTTGTTGCGTTTGTGGCGGTTCTTTCTAAGCAGCTAGAGACTTTATTTGACGAGGACGCTGCAACCAACCCTGACTACATCTTAATCATTGCGGCAGCGAGTGTTTTAATGGCTGCCTTGTTTGCGAGAGATGCTGACAAGAGTACCGAAGATTCTCGGTGAGATGGACGATCCGTTTCTCATATTTGTGATTGCCATACTTGGGCTGGTGGCCATACGGATTCTAGTAGACAAATTTACATAAGAGTGCCATGAACAACTCCTATCAACAAAACGCCAAGACCCCTTCTGGCCCAATATCTGCAACCCCAGCCAAGGCCAATTGGGGCGGCTTTCGTGGACTCCTGAAGAAGTATGCTGGTGCAGCCGCTGGTTATTCACTTCGCAAGATCGGTAGCGGTCCTGTTGTCCGTTTGCGTCGAGCTAGTGACAACGAGGAGAAGGATTTCGCAGCGGGTGACCTGACTGGCAGTGTTGAGGGTGCGGAGTTGTTGACGAATGGCGATTTCTCTAACGGGTCAACTGGCTGGAATCTTACGGGATGGACTGTCACGGGCGGGCAGGCTGTCGCTGATGCTTCAGGCAGTCTTGAGCTGCTTGATCAGCACGTACTAGATGACCAGCAGGCTGGAGATTACATCAAGGTCACTTTCGATATAGTTGCGTGTAGCGATTTTGCCCAATGCGGCATCCAAATCAACTCAACCGGCTTGACTAGGTTTGATACAATATTACAGATCAATTCGCCTGGCACCTATTCGTTTTTATACTACTACGACACCAAGGTTAACAACAGGTTCCGATTCTACGCCCAGAACTCCGCAGGGTTGACGATTGACAACGTTAGTGTTGTACCGTACACGCCAACCACAGCGGATATTTGGGCGATGAACGGTAGGCTAGGGTACCAAGGGCAAAACAGCGAATCAGCCTACGCCACCACATGGTACGACCAGTCAGGCAGTGGCAATGACGCAACCCAAACCACATCCACCGCTCAACCTCTACTTATTCGTGCGGGTGTTACCAACACTGATAACGGTAAGCCTGCTTTGAGTTTTGATGGGGTGGATGATTGGTTTGTTGTTCCTGAAATAGCACTGGCTGAAAACTCTTTCTTTGGGTGCGTAAGAACTTCCCCAGACATTGCTTCTGGCTTTCGTGTTATTGCTGGTAGGTTCCTCTCGAACTACATTAGAATAAGCAATGGAGGGGGACTTGATGTCAACTCTAGTGGCACCAGCGTCAGTACCGTTAATGGCGTGTTTTCAGACGATGAGCAAGCATTAATATCATTTGTTTTTGCGGGCGGGCAATGGCAAACAAACAAGAATGGATTATCAGTCGGAAGCGGTGCAGAGACGCAATCAACTCTCTTTGTTAGAAGGATTGGCCAAGCCAATGATCTTTGGTATTGGGATAGCAATATGCAGGAAATTATATTCTACCCTTCCGATCAATCCACCAACCGCATCGGCATCGAAACCAACATTAACGATCATTACGGGATTTACTAAATGCTTTACATGCTTTGCAGTCCAGCAGTCGCAGACGACCTCAACCGATCATTCATGCGGTTAATGCGACCTGCCCACTTACGAGTTGGTTACACCACTGACTTCTACACGACCAAACACATCCACCCCGAGACCGGGTACGCTGCACTGGCAATGCCAGAAGAGGAAACGGTTCCGATTCACCTAGAGGCAGATGGTGCTGAGTTGGATTACATGCTGAACATCTTCGTTCAGGATGAGGCACTAACACAGGAAGAGGCCGATGTTATCCGGCAGCAAGTCATCGACTCTGTTGGTCAGCAGGTTTCAATTTTGGATTTTGTGCCACCTTCATGGTCGGCTTACGTTTTAACACAAGAACAGATGGATGCTGATGGATGGTTTCCACCGGCAGAAGGAGAATAATTAAATGGCAGCTTCACTTTCAGATTTATTTGACGGGGCACAAACGGCAGACGGAGCATCGGACGCACAGGCAATTACAGCCGGTGACTGGATGTTAGTTGTTCAGGGTACTCTAGACGGAGCTAAGGTCAATATCTCTGGCAATGTTTTCGATTCCAATTACGACCACATTGATGGCGGTTTGATTGTCGATAACGCTGGTTTCCGTGTGTTTCGTTTTTGTGCCGGGAACGTCAAGGCTCATGTTAGCAACGCTGGTTCTTCCACTAGCGTCAAGGTCGGAATCTTAGCAGCCCAGTAAGGTAGTTAAATGGCAATCATCCAAACCCCATCAATAGCAAATGTCGTTGAGGATCAGACTCCGCAATTGGGTGGGGATCTGGATTGTCAGGATTACCAATTGCAGTGGAGCGGTTCGAGTCAGTACATCGGCAGCACGATTCTTGGTGCTGGCTTAACCGTTAGTGCTGGCTCCAACCTTCTAACGCTTGCATCAAACGGCAACCTTGACATCAATACCGGCGGGGGCGTTGATGCCAAATTCCTATCTGGTGGTGGGCTGAGTGTTGGCGGTGATGTTGCTCCGCTTTCAGTTGGCAGCCTATATGACCTCGGCACAACCTCTTTGCGTTGGGCAACCACCTACACGGACGGCATCGCAACTAACGTCGAGACCTTCACAGCAGCATCGGACACCCTCGACGCACTCAACAACGTCTGCCTATGCGATTGCTCATCCAATGCAATTACATTAGCTCTGCCTGCTCCCGTTTCTGGGTTGCAGTACCATATCAAGAAAACAGACTCAACCGCAAACACGGTTAGTGTCGAACCTGATGATCCGGGTCCAGAGTTAATCGACGGTGCAACGTCAGCAATCATCTCAACGCAATACGATTCAATCACCGTTGTCAGCGATGGCAGCAATTGGTTTATTTTATAGGAAACCACAATGGCATATATCGGAATTAACAAAGGTCAGGCAGACGACGGTTCAGCGAAATCAATGGCGGTCACTGCTGACGGTCATTTAGAGGTTGACTTACACGGTCCTCGTTTGCCATTTGGTTCTATCCATACGGAGAGCCTTGAGGTCGAATTCCAAGCTGACCCCATTTATGGCATTAATTCCGATGTAGTTTACAGTGAGAGTGGAACTGGCGGGTCCACAACCGCAGCTAATAACTTATTCACTTGTGCATCTGGAACATCCGCAGGCGGCAACGCTACGATCCAGTCGGTTAACCGTTTGCGTTATCGTCCCGGTCAAGGTTCGGTTTGTAAGTTTACCACTGTATTCTCGACCCCTCAAGCCAACAGCGTTATGGTCGCTGGTCTTGGAACTGCTGAGTCTGGTTTTTATGTTGGCTACAACGGAACCGCATTGGGCGTGCTGCACAACACTGGCGGCGTCAGGCACATCGAATCGCTACAGGTGACAACAGCGTCAAGCACAGCAGAAAACGTCACCGTTACGCTCGACGGAACCGCTTTCTCCATTGCCGTCACCAACTCTGGAAACATCCAAAAGACGGTTCAGGAAATCGCTGACGGAACCTACGCCGGATGGACAGCCCAAGCGGTCGATGATACGGTCATCTTCCTCGCTGGTAGCGTTGGCAACAAGACCGGGACTATGAGTTTATCCGGCACAACCGCCGTTGGCACGTTTACCGAAGTAACTGCGGGTGCTGCAGGTACGGATACTTGGGTCACGCAAGCTAACTGGAACGGCGATAAACTCGATGGCACTGGAACTTCGGGCGTAACGATTGACCCTACCAAGGGGAATGTGTGGTCAATCGGGATGCAATACCTCGGTTTTGGTCCCGTTGAAATTCGCTGCGAAGTTAACCCATCTGGCAACAATCCCACCTTTGTCAACGTCCACACTTTCGACTTCCCAAATAGCCTGACGACCCCGCACGTTACACAACCGTCGTTTCCGTTTACGATGAGTGCCTATAACACGACCAACACTACGAGCATCAGCGTCAGTGCCGGTTCGTTTGCTGGATTTATTGAGGGCAAGAAGAGACTCAAGGGGCCACGGCACACCATCATTGCGGAAACAAACAACTTCGTGGGAAGCACAGCGAGTACCTACTATCCGTTGTTCACCATCGCTAATCGCAGGGTGTTCAATTCACGTGCCAATCAGTCGGTCATCAATATCATATCTACAAGCGTGGCGCACGATGACGCAACGCCGATTACTTTCTATCTGATTAAAAACGCAACCTTGCTCGGCAATCCTGATTTCTCTGAATACCATTCAGGCTCGGCTCTGCTGGTTGACAAGGCTGCAACCACATGCACAACAATCGACAGGAACATCCTGTTTGCAATGGAAACGGGTCAGAACACAGGGCTGATCCACGACTTCCTAGACAACATTCAAGTTCAACCGGGCGAGACCATAACCCTCGCCGCCAGAGCAGTTACTGGAACTGCGACATATGTAAACGGATCAGTTAACATAAGAGAGGATCAGTAAAATGGCATCGTTTAACGTAAATTTGGTGGACGGATCGGCTGAAAAGGACGCCGACGCAGCAAACCTTATCGTGGATCAAGAGAATGAGCGGCGTGCTGCTCTCGATCCACCAGAGGCTCCGCTGCCAAAGTCAAACAACGCAGAACTCAAAGCATCCTACGAAACCGTTCTATCAGCGACACTACTATCTGCCCACATGAGTTATCAGAAGCAGGCTGCTGAAAAGAAGTCCCAAGACGCTGACGCCAAGACGCTTTGGGAGAACGCAACCAACGCACAACGAGATGCAGCCATTGCCGCACTCGGTGGTTAGAAATAAGGAACAGATATGGCATCCCCAATATCAGGATCAGCTTACACTTTTACTGTTAGCCTGCTTAGTCAGACTGATGGATCAATTGTTGCAAGCCCAACATTAACATCAGGCGACGTAAAGATATCAACTGACGGTGGAACTGTAGCTAACTTGGCATCATTGCCAACAGTTACGCCTGCCGCCAAGGGGATCGTTGAGGTTAACCTGACCTCTGGCGAAGTCGGCACAGCCCATTTCAGCGTCCTGTTTAGCGATGCTGCTGGTGCTGAATGGAAAGACCTGAACTACCACGAAACGGTACAATCGGTTGGCGAGATCACCGCTGCCGCTGTCGCTGATGCTGTTTGGGATGAGGCACAGGCCGATCACACAACGGCAGACACTTTCGGCTACTTCCTCGATGCTCGTGTTAGTGCAGCAGGTGGTTCTGGTGGTGCAGCAAACGCCGTCCTTACTGCTGAAATAGTCACACAAGATTACGAAGGAATCCTAGTACAATGAGTTGTTTAGACCAAGATTATCTTTACGTCGGTCAGGATTGGGATCGGGTGGTTCCTCTAAAGATTGACGGGCTTCCATATGCCTGCACCGGTGCGACAGTCACAGCACAGTTAGTGAGCGTTAGCCGAACCAGCGCAACCACCAACGGTGCTGCTCAGTCATGTGCGGATAGCGGAAATGCCGACTTTGCTTGTGGCAAGATCGAGGTTATCTACGCCGACACCGTAACCACAGGTCTTACTGGTGGTGAGTGGGTTCTTGAGATCCTCGTTGTTGAAAGCGGTGGCGACAAGAAACTATTCCACGCCAAGCCTAGCGTTATGGTGATACCAACGGGGCAAGGATAATGAAGGTCTCTAGGATTTGTGCCTGCGGAGCTATTGTGAAAGGTGATTGTGCAGCTTGCGAGAAGAAGCGTCGTGTTACCGAGGATAGGTTCCGTGGCAGTCCAGCCGAGCGAGGCTATGACAATCAGTGGAGAAAGCTGTCGGAGCGTTTCCGTAAGCACAACCCGCTCTGCCAGAGATGCAACATGAAAGGTCGTGTTACCGTCGCAGAGGACGTTCACCACATTAAACCAATTAGAACCCATCCTGAGCTACGGCTTGTCTGGGACAATTTGATGAGTGTGTGCAGAGAATGCCACAAGATCATCGAAGGAGAAACCAATGGGTAGAAAACCATTAGCAACCGAGGTTAAGCGGCAGAAGGGCAGTTTCGTCGCAAAACCAAAACGAGAAAACAAACTAGAACCAAAACCACCCAAGGGCTGGCCTGAGAAGACTGAGTTGGTGCTGAGTGATCCGTTGGCTTCCCAGAAGTGGGACGAGACCTGCCAGATGCTAGACGACATGAACGTGCTATCAAAGGCCGACAGAGACCTGTTGGAATTGTTCTGCATGAACTGGTCACAGTACATTGCCCTCTTGAAAAAAGTCCAAGAAGTTGGTATAGTAGGCGAGATGTTAAACCATCGTGGCGAGGTCGTTTTGAAGCGGTCTCCATACCAAGCAGAGTTAAGCCGGATCACGGATCGTCAGGCTAAGTTGCTGACCGAGTTCGGGCTAACACCTTCGAGCAGGTCTAGGATTGCCACGGTGAGAGATACCAAGCCTGAAAGCAGTTTCGATAAATGGATTGAGCGAGGCGGTTTGAATTGATCGACGTATTCAACGAGTACGTCTCTGGGGTTATTGATGGCGAGATTACGGTTGGGAGATATGTTCGGCTTGCAGTTGAGCGACACCTCAAAGACGTAGCAAGACAGGGGACGGAGGAGTTCCCATACACCTTTGACGAACATGCGGCAGGGCAGGCTATTGCTGCGTTTCCGGCACTGTTTCGTCATACCATCGGAACCTATGCGGGTACTCCATTCGAGCTTGCACCTTGGCAGGCATTTATCGTGGGTAGTATCTGGGGCTGGAAGGATGCTAATAGGTTACGCCGCTTTCGCCGAGCCTACGTCACTCTGGCTCGAAAGAACGGCAAGGCATTGAGCCTTGATACCAAACTTCCGACACCTACTGGACTCACCACGATGGGCGAAGTTAAAGTTGGTGATTACTTAATTGGCGGTAGTGGCAAGCCAGTTATGGTTGAAGCGGTTACTGAGGTCATGGAAGGCCGGTCATGCCTAGAGTTGGAGTTCACGACTGGTGAGAAGGTCGTTTGCGATGAGCAGCATGAGTGGGTGACCAGAACGAAATCGGAAATCAAGAAGGGTAGGTCGCCATCCACAAAGACGGCCAAGGAAATATCCGAGACTGTTAAGTGCGGGGTGGCAAGACCTGAGAACAACCACCGAATAGAGTCAGTGGTCACAGTTGGCGAGAAGACAGAACTGCTGATCCAACCCTACTCACTTGGGGTTTGGCTGGGTGATGGCAACTCTAGTGGTGGCAGGATTTATGGCCACGAAGATGACATGAAGTTTATCCTTGACCGGATGGTTTCGGAGGGTGTGACGCACAAAGAGGTCTCAAGCGGCGGCGGAAAGGCTGAGTGGAACAAGGCCCACTCGGTACAGTTTTCAGAAACGACCCCTGCGAGAGTGGTGTTGCGAGAGGCTGGGGTATTAAATAATAAGCACATACCTGAAGCATACTTCCATGCATCCATTGAGCAGCGTATGGCATTGTTGTCTGGTTTGATGGATACAGATGGCACTGTTTGCCAAAAAGGGCAGTGCGAGTTCACACAAAAGTCAGGGCAGTTAGTTGAAGACGTTGCTAGGCTGCTAAACTCGCTTGGTGTAGCCTGTAGTGTTCGATATAGCCGAATGATGCTAAACGGGCGTGATGTTGGTGAGAAGGGACGTATCCATTTTTACCCACCTAACTGGATGACTGGCAGTTACGAGTTGTTCACAATTCCACGCAAGCAAGTGCGTGTCAGGCGAAGGAAGAAAGACGGTACAAGGAAGGTTGTTAATGTAAGGAAGGTTGAGTCGGTTCCTGTGAAGTGTGTGCAGGTCGAGGGTGGAACTTACCTCTGCGGCGAAGGCCACATCTTGACTCATAACTCAACGCTGGCTGCTGGGATTTGTATCCTGCTGGCTCAGTTCGACAACGAGCAAGCGGCACAGGTGTTCATCGGGGCCACGAAGGTCGATCAGGCAAAACTGATCTTTAACGAAGCCTCACGGATGATTGGGGCCAGCGAGAACCTGAGACACCTAGCAGACAGGCGAGTGTTGCAGATCAACTTCGACTCAACAAACAGCTTTATAAGGCCGCTGGGCAGCGATAGAGCGTTCGATGGCCTTAACCCTAGCGGAATCATCTTTGACGAATTGCATGCGTGGAAAGAGCAACACAGAGCCTTCTACGACACGTTGACGACGGGTAGTGCTTCGAGATCCCAGCCGCTACGGTTTACGATCACGACAGCGGGCGACACTAACAGCCTGCTTTGGATCGAGGAGGAGACTATTGCCAAATCATTAGTCGAGGGAACTTATAAAGAGGATAGTTACTTTGCTTATATTGCAACCTTGGACAAGGAAGATGATCCATTTGATGAGGCTAACTGGCCTAAATCCATGCCAAACCTCGGTATCTCCGTATCGGCAGATTATGTGCGAGAGCAGGTCAGGGAAGCAGAAGTATCCAAGGTCGCAGAGAACAGGTTCAAAAGGTACTTCGCCAATGTGCAGGTCTCTCCGAACGAGGCAGCGATCGACCTTGCCAAATTCGATTCATGCGAAGGAGAACTTTCTGACTGGCTTGAAGCAGATGTCGTCACATGCGGCATCGACATGGGCGGACGAAACGACTTAGCAGCCCTCGCTTACTGTGCCAGATATCCCGATGGCGAGAACGAGGACGGTGAGCGTCAGTACCGCTACGAGATCACCACAAAGGCATACATGGATGCTGATACGTCTCGTGACCTGAAAGAGATGCCTTGGCTCCAGTGGACCGACAACGGGATGCTAAACATCGTCCCTTATGTCCACACGGCGATATATGAGGAAGTGCTGAATGAGTTCCCAAAGATCCGTGGCAAACAGGTTGGCTTCGACCCTTGGTCAACGCAGCAACTTGCGGAGCAACTCGATCAAGAAGGCTTTCAGTGTATTGTGATTCAGCAGAACAGGTTCAAGTTACACGAACCCACAACACTTCTACTGGACCTAATAGAGAAACAAAAGATAAGGCATAACGGAGACCCTATCCTTCGTTGGTGCTGCGGGAACATGGTTTTGAGTATTGATAACGCATCTCGAATCATGCCCGACAAGAAGAATTCAAGCGAAAAGATTGACTGTGCTGTTGCTGCGATTATGGCTCTCAAGCTGGCGTCGTTAGCCCCCGAATCACCACGAGGACCACTGTTCATAACATAATATGGCTACATCATTACGATCCCCCGCAAAGTGGTTGTTAGACTTCTTTGGCGGCAATAACAACGTCCGAGTAACCGAAACTTCTATTCTTGCCAGCCCTACGGTTTGGTATTGCATTGGAACCATCTCTGGTGATGTCGCCAAGATGCCTCTGGAGGTAAAGCGAGAAGACACGGATGGTGGTCACGAACTGTACAAGCGTCACTCTGCCTATAACCTGCTCACGCAGCAATCCAATGACTGGCAGACCGCTGACTGCTTCAAGGAGATGATTACGGCTCATGCTTTGGGATGGGGTAACGGTCGGGCTGCGATTGTTCGTAATGGAACGAGACCTGTTGAGTTGATTCCATTGATGCCGGATCGTTCGGAAACGATCATGGTGCAAGGCGAGGTTTATCATGTAACAATGCCAGAAGAAGATGATCCGCTGCTATTCCGTCAGGTTGTTGAGGAAATGCCCCTAACGGAACTTCTCCAGCACCGTGACGTTGTGGTGATGCACGATAGTGAGGTTCTGCATGTGAAGGGCTTCGGTTACAACGGGTATGCCGGGCTGAGTGTGGCACAGGTTCTAAAGGACACGCTTGGCATTGACCTGCAAGCTCAGAAGTACGCCAACAACGGAATGAAGAAGGGCTTCGCCGGTGAGGTAATGTTGGAAGCCCCGGCAGGCATGTTCCGCAATGAAGACGATGCTAAGGCGTTCTTGGATGGGTTCAGAAAGCGGCACGCTCGTGGTCAGGACGGTGAGACTGTCGGGCTGCTCCGTGAAGGCATTAAAGCCAACGTAATGAATATGTCACCGGCTGACTCGCAGTTCTTGGAGCAGCGATCGTTCAGTCGGCAAGACATCGGCATGATCTTTGGTATGCAAAGCCTCCCGTTCGACGACACAGCCACAAGCTACAACTCGCTAGAGCAGAAACAACTGGCATACCTAGCAAGTTGCCTAGATCGCTGGCTGACACGCTGGGAGTTCCAGTGCGACATGAAGTTGCGAACCGAGCCTGAGAAACGGGTCGATACCGTCCACTTTAAGTTCGACCGAGCAACATGGCTGCGTACTGACGCCCAGACAAAGCAAGAGGTTTTGAGCGGCCTGATCTCATCCACCATCATCAATAGAAACGAAGCTAGACTCGCTTGGGGGTTGAATCCTGTAGAGGGTGGCGACGAGTTCCTCAATCCATTCACATCGACAGATGAAGACTTCGAGGAGGACGACGTAGAAGAAGTAGTCGAGGAAGAAGATGACGAATCTATTGTTGAAGACCGTCTCCAGTACCTGATAAGCCTTGAGTCGCAGCGAATCATCGAGATGAGCGACCGCAAGGATTTCCTCGACCAACTAGATGGATTCTACACTAAATGGGCCATCACGCTGTTGAATAACGGCATCCCCGCTGAACGAGTCAAGGAAATAACGGAAAGGCACAAAAATGGTATCTTGGAACGGGCCGGACAGGTGGCGGAACTGGAACAACTCGGAGAACGAGTACGAGATTTCGCCAGAGGATGGTGATGATGAATTGGACGATGAGGATGTGTTGGCACTCGATATGTCAATGACCAGCAAAGGCCACCTCATCAACACAATAGCAATCCTACTGGTCCTTATAGATCATGGTATAATCACAACGGAAGAGTTTATCGAGTATCAATTACAGGCAAAGGCAGCGGTGGAATATGAAGAGTGACTGGGGCGTGAAGATCGAGATCGGGAATGATGCACCTCGAAGCGATGACTGGATAACAGTAAACCTAGACGAAAATGTAAAGCCAACCATGAAGGCTCCAGCAACGGAGATCCCATTAGAAGATGACACCGCAGACCTTATTTATGCTAGTCACATTCTTGAGCATCTTAATTATTCTAGCAGGGTTCCTAGTGTTCATGCTGCTCTCCAAGAATGGGCGAGGATTCTGAAGCCGGGTGGGACATTGATGGTTGCTGTGCCTGATCTTGAGGTGCTTTGCGACCTC